ACTTCTAACCTATCACATTCTGTTCTAACTGCATCTCTTTTAGCTTCTACTTCAACAGGAATGTCTACACCTTTTTCTGATTTACGAACAACATACCAGTCAGTATTAGCGAGGATTGTACCAGCAGTATGTTTAACTTGTAAAACCATATTAGATTTAAGACCAAGTATTTTCATTTGAACATTAGAATCTACCATAACAGGATTTTCTGGGTCAGTATTATCTAATACTTTTTCCCATAGTGGGTTGCCATCTTCATCTACCGCATCTACATCTTCTAATGCTTTAGGATTATCTAGTTCACCATTCCAGTAGTATCTGTCATCAGCCCTAACAGGGTCTGCTTCCCATGTAATACCAAGAGCATCTTTGTCTTCCTGTGTGGATAGTCGTAACCAATTACTTGGGTACTGTATGTCGTTGTGAGTAAAACCCCTATCTATAGGGAGTGTTTTACCATTTAATTTAAAAGCCATTTTTATTACCTCGCTAAAGAATTTTTAAAAGGGTTTTCGGCAAATGCCATGTATATGTAAGGGTCACCATTACCATTTGCGGAACTATGATTTGCTGACATTCTAAATTTAAAACCATTACTTAAAAAATCTGCAACCCAACCTGAACCAGGTGCATATTCCGCATCAGAAGCATTAGCTAATAAAGATTTATCTATTAAATTATTTCCTGATGGTGTACTTCTTTTATTATCTATTATTACCCAACCCCATAAAGAAGAGTTGGTTCTTTTTACCATTACAAAAGCAGGGGTAAACCCTGTGTATACAAATGTACCATCAGCAGAACCATTGCCTGTGTAGCTACCAAACTTACTGAATCCTTCTACTTCTGCAAAGCAGTAGGCAACGTAAGGAATTGTAGATTGATTCATTACTAAATCAGTTGAAACACCAAATGTTGTGGCTGTTGGTAATTGATACCAAATATTACTGTAAGTTAATTTTGCATTTGTTGTACTTAAATAAATGTACTCACTTACATTAAATGTGTTATGCCAGACAGCCCAATTATACGCATTACCTCTACCTTTAACAATTACCATACTTGGAGCAACACCTAAACCATGTCCAACGGTAGCGTTAGCACCTGTTCCTGTATAAGTCACCACACTAAACCCTGCTGTTGGATTAGCAGATACAGTAGATGTTATTGTTCCTGCTGTGTTAGATACACCCGTGCCTCCTGCTTTCCATTGCCATCCTACATAGTTATAACCTGTATAATTAACTTCTACAGTATCTGAAGTTCCTGTAATAACACTAAAGCCGTTGGAGTTAAATGCACTCACACTACCATTTACAGGTGATGTTACTTCAGCACTTGTTGAGTTAGAAATTAAATTCTTTTGAGTTCCACGAACAGAGTCAATAAGAATATGGTTAATAATTCCATTTCTACCTTTTACCCATACCAAGTCAGGTTTAAACTGTGCTTGGTTTACTATTACTCTTGGTGATGTGCTATCCCCACTCCATGTATTTACTCCAAAATACTGACTACCATCTTTAATCGTGCTATCAGGTAAGTTATATGTATTTAGTTTTTTAAATCCTGTAGGTGGTGTGTAGGCAAATGGTCGTTGTCCGAAGTTAGCCCAATATCCAGTATTACTTCCAGAAGAACCATCACCTAATGCAAAATAATAATTACCTGATAAACCAGTTTGGGCTACTCCTTGACTTACACCATTTTTATAAAAAGTTACGTCACCAGCATCCATATCAATAGCAATACCAATAACATCATTAGTAGTATAACTAGCTCCATAACTAGTATTGCCACTTGGTTTAATTAATATGCCAGTATAATAATAAGCCAGACCACCTGTACCACCTGTATAAGTCCAAAAATTACCACCAGAAACACTATAAGTTGCTGGAACTATACCTAAAAGTGTTGAATCAGCAGCCGATGTAATTTTAAATTCAGCATAGTATTTTCCAGAAGAACCAGTAGCCATAGTAGAAGTCATAGAACCAGCACCGCCAGTTGTAGTACATTTTAAATTACCTTCAGATACAACCATACCTGATGTTCTATTTAGGTCACTCAATACACAAAAGTTACCTGTATCTTCATCGGTTAGTGTAGGTACATCTGTCATGATGTCATAGGTAGTTAATGCACTATTAGACGTATTAAAGTTATTCTCTGTCCAGTTGTTACCATTACCAGAGTTATCTGTGCCACGACCTTTTAAGTAGAATCCGTTAGTGCCGTATGTGCCTGTGTATTCTTTAGGTTTCCATACACCTGTGTCTTCATTGTATTCACCAAAGTCTGATGGTGTTAATGCTTGTCCGTCTACGAAGTTGACTTCTGTCATGTAGCCGTCAAAGTATTCAGTGCCATATGCTATTTGACCACTAATTTCATTATATTGATTTTGATAAGCATATGTATGTAAATGGTTTAGAGGAGGGTAGCTGCCTGTTACAGTTTGTAACACTCCATTTACATAAATCTTTTGCCTGTTTGTGCTTGTTGCATCTGTAGAATCATATTGAAGAACAATGTGATACCAAGCAGAAGGGTCACGAAACACAGCAGAAGTTATAATTTTATCATTACTTGTGCCACCTGGTCTAAATTCTAATTGGTCACTTGCATTAAAAGCTAATTCAGCACCAAATTGAACCGCACTATATCCACTAAAAATATATTCTAAAACACCTAGCTTACCTCGTTTTATCCAAACACTAAACGTCATTTTTTTAGCGTCTTGACAAGCAACTGCATAAGTTCTAGTTAAATAAGCAGAAGCAGATTGACGAAAGCGTAAGCTATCGGTAAGGTTGTATCCACCAGCACTATTAGCACCCATACCTACAAACATTATGCAACCCCTAAAGAACGACCTTGTTCATATAAGTTTGTGCCGTCACTTCTAAATGTAATGTAGTCTTTAGAATTAGCAGCAGTAGATAGTGTAGGTGCAGTTGCACCTGTAAATTTAAACACGCTGTTCCATGATAATGTTCTTGAACCTGTACCGTCTTGTAAAATTTCTAATGCGTAAAAAGCACCATTAACAAGATTGGTAGGTGCAGCCATAGTTCTGTTACCACCTAAAGTAACTGTTGCAACCTGTCCTGTTGCAGTATCCCAACTAATAGATGCTCCGTCTGTTAATGTAATAGTAGGTGAGTATCCACGACCAGTTACAGCAATACCTGCTGATGTCACAGACATTACAGTTGTACCTGCTGACTGAATATCTATGTTACCAGTATTATCTGCTGTAGTAACGATACCACCTACACCTGTGGTAGATGCGTTGATTGTTGTTGCCATGAATGACTCCTATATAACCATATAACGACTGCCACTAGGAATAGTAAATGCTACTCCACTAGAAACAGTCTGTGGGCCAACAGCAAAACCATTGTAATCTGTTGGTATTGTAAAGTTTGAACTTATTGTCTTGTGTGTTAAAGAAACACCATTGCTTGCTGCCACTTGTGGTGCATACATTGTATCTGTAGAATCTAAGTGTGCAGACTTTTCTGCTGCGTAAGTACAAAATACATCTGATGTGCCTGACAAAGTAATTGCACTACCACTATTGCTAGATTCTAATACAGTATCTCTAGACAAAGTAGTACCACTTGCTGTGTATGTGCCTATACCTACTTCCCAATTATTACCTGATACGAGTGTGTAGAAAGTTGTATTTCCATCACCGATAACAGAAAACGATTGGAAACCAGTAGACGCACCTGCAAGGGTAACTGTACCTGTGCCAGTAGTCGTAGTCGTTTCTTTGACTCTATCTTTTACGACAAGTGCCATGACTTATCCTTATGCTAATGTTACAGTTAGGTTGCCTGATGTGATTTTAAATATGTCACCACTATCAATAGTCTTAGAACTGTCTAATGCAGTATGGTATAAAAGGTTACCTGATGATGAAGCATCCCAAATACCAATGTGAGTTACCGTACCCCAACCAGCAGTTGCTGTAGGAAAAGTAACATCGGCATCCGTTGCGATAGAACCTGATGTGCCTGCTGCGGTTGCAAAAGAAGCAGATGTTCTGGCATAAGAACCACCTGATACTTCTGCACCTGAACCATCATCTGTCGGGTCTGCTGTGTGTAGTGATATATACGGTGTTGCTACTGTTGTAAATGCAGTATTGTTAAGTGTTGCGTTTAACATTGCATTTTCTAAATAATTTGACATTTCAGCCATAGTTAATTACCTCATTGATAAAGTTATAGTCATTGGACTAGATGGATATTCTGCATCATCGTCACTTCGTGTTAGTGAATCTACGCCTCTTTGGTACAATGCTGCCCAAGTTTGTAGTCTTTCATCATTCATCAAATAGGGTTCAGCCTCACCTAATGACCCATAAAGTAACAAGTCTGGGCAGTTAGCTAAAAATAAGTTTGATGAATTACTGTCGCTTAAATAATCTGGTTTATAGTAATAAACCATGCGTAATGTATAAGTGGAATCTGGTATTGGTGCAAATTGAAATTCGCTACCTAAAAGTGTATAAAATCTTGGTTGGCCTGATTGTTTAGACCTTGTGTTCCTAAAGAAGTTAGATGTATTTTCAAACTGCACAACGCCTACAGGATTAGAATCTATGTGCAAATCTTTCATTGCTAGGAAGTCGCTAGGTAATGATACTGTTGCATCGCCTGCGGTAGTTGATGCAGTAGCTACTTTTAGCATAGGTCTAATGCGTAAATCTCTACGCAATCTATCTTCTGCTAGACGAATAAACTCTGGTATCTGGTCTGTTAAATCAGTACGAGCTAGATAGTTTGCTATCGTAGTTTTTAGCGTTGCATAATTAGTAAAAAATGCCATTTAGATTCTACCTTGTTTTGTTCTAAAAAATCGGTTGTCTGGATGATTTAAAAATTCTTTAAATTTCTTTTGGTCAAGCACATGGAATCCTCGCATAATGCCTTGTTTGTTTAACTCATCTATTGCTACCATAGGGATACTTGCAATCTTATTGTCAAATATATCGTTGCCCCAAGTGCTAGTTGATGCGTTGTATTCTTTTTTATTTTGTTCAACAATATCTGTTACATCTTGCTCTGTTGCGATAACTATACCGCCATCATCTGTATCGTGAAATTTATGTTTTTTCATAACTATCCTAAAAGATATTGCCCTCCGAAGAGGGCATATCTATTTATATTACTCAGCTAAGTCAGCAATAATTGCGTGAGCTTTTTCGTTTTTCACTTCAAGAGTGTATTCAACGAGTAGTTGAGTTTTTTCTGAGTCACCAGTTTTAGCCAATTCATTAGTTTGGAATGGGCGTAGGTATGCAACTGCTGCATACTCTGGGTCAAGAACAAATGCTACTTCACCACCGTCACCAGAATCAGCAGTCATAAATCTGTTAGGAACAACAGATAATGTACCGAAGTCTGATAGGTATACATCAGCAGCACCAACAATAGTTGTAGGAGCATTTGATGGAGCTTCATAACGCTGTTGAGCAATACCAGCAAAACCTGATACTACTTGTTTCTGTGTTGGAGTTACCATAAGAACAGATGGGTTACCACCTTGTACAAATGCTTGTTTAACAGCAGATTTAAGCATAGCTTCTGTAAATGCTGCATCTGTACCAGATACACGAGCAGTTGTACCACCTGAACCTGCTGTACCGCTTGCACCTAAAACAGCATTAGTGCCTAACCATGCTTGTAAACCACCTAATGTACGAGCTGTTGAAGAATTACCAGCAGCAGCTACATTGTTAGATAGTAATGTTTTTTCCATATCACGTTTTAGCTCAGATGATGCTTTAGCTAATTGATATGCTTTTTCAGATTTACGACCAGCTTTATCAACTGACTCTTGAGTGCCAGCAATTTGTACTGTTTTTGTAGAAATCTGAGTTCTGTTACCAACACGAGCTGTTGGAGTAACAGTTAATGATGTTGCATCTGCACCTTCAACTGCTGCGTTATTAGCTACGGCTGCTGCAAGTGCGTCGGTTTGCCATTCGTGATAAACAGCTGTTGCTTTTGTTTTACCAACTGAACTCATAAAAGGAGTATCAGTAGGAGAGATATTATAAATCACATCGGTTAAATCTTCACGATTACCAATGGATTGATAAGTTTGAAATGTTGCCATTTTTATTCACGTCCTTAT